GCACTTCAATCACTTTTGAAAAGGTGCAGTACCCTTTACCCTCAGATTACGAATCAACCGTTCCTCGTACTCATTGGGATCTCAGCAAGCATTGGGAGATGCTAGGCCCAGAGAGTCCACAGCAATGGGAATGGTTGCTTTCAGGCTTTATCGCTACCGGCCCACGGATTCGCTGGCGCTTGTTAGGTAAATACTTTCAGATTTGGCCTGGCGTTTCAACTAACGAGCTTTTAGGCTATGAGTATCGCTCGAAAGGTTGGGCATTATCGTCAACGAATGTTGTAAAAGATTCGTTTACTGCCGATACAGACACTTGCATTTACCCAGATCGACTGATGGTATTGGCTACAAAGCTCAAGTATTTTGAGGCTAAAGGCTTTGATACCACAGCGATGTATCGCAACTATATTGAGGAATTTGAGATTGTTCGGGCGCAGGATACGTCGGCGGCTAATTTGTCGTTTGCACCACGACCAGGCACAGTCTTGATTGGCTACGACAACATTCCTGATACTGGCTACGGGACAAACTAATGGCAAGCCGACTTGTACAAGGCACGGCGGCTCGTGTTCAATCGTTGCCAGCGCCTATCGGTGGTTGGAACGTGCGGGACTCCATTGCAAACATGGATACGCTCGATGCCGTTCAATTAACCAATTTGTTCCCCACAGTCAATAATGTGGTGTTGCGTGGTGGATACACTCAATATTCTACCGGCATACCAGGTCAAGTGCAGACGCTCATGGGTTACTCAAGCGGCGCAACTGACAAATTGTTTGCTATTGCAGGAACATCGATTTACGACTGTACTGCTGGCGGTGCGGTTGGTGCAGCGGTCAAAACGGGTTTAACTAACGCAAAGTGGGAATACACCAACGTCACAACGCCTGCCGGTGGTTATCTGTATGCGGTTAATGGCGTAGATGCGCCATTACTGTACAACGGATCAACTTGGACTAACCCAACTATTACAGGCGTGACTGCAAGCAGTTTAAGCAACGTCACTATTTTCAAAAACCAAGTTTGGTTTACGCAAAACAATTCGCTCAAAGCATGGTATTTGCCAACTTTAAGCATTGCAGGCGCAGCTAACGCAATTGACATGAGTTCGGTTGCCCAGCTCGGCGGTTTCTTGGTTGCCGTGGGAACATGGACAATTGACGCAGGCTATGGCGTAGACGATAACCTAGTGTTTATTACGTCTAATGGCGAAGTTATTGTTTGGGCGGGTACTGATCCCTCAAATGCAGATAAATGGGCGCTAGTGGGCGTTTGGCGGGTTGGAAAACCTGTTGGCAAGCGATGCCTGCTAAAGTACGGCGGCGATATGCTAATGCTGACTTACAACGGTTTATATCCCCTTGCTGCAAGTTTGCAATCATCTAGACTCGATCCCCGTGTTGCGCTGTCGGACAAGATTCAAGGCGCATTTACCGCTGCAACGCAAACGTATGGCGGCAATTTTGGGTGGGATATTATGTTTGACCCACAGCACAACGCTTTAACTGTAAATGTGCCTGTTGCTGAAGGTCAACAACAGCAATATGTGATGAATAACATCACGAAAGCGTGGTGCAATTTTACAGGACAAGCCGCTAATTGTTGGGCGATCTTTGACAATGAACCTTATTGGGGTGGCAATGGCTTTGTTGCCCATGCGTGGGATGATAATTACGCTGATGACACAAGCGACATAAACGGCTATGCGTTGCAAGCGTTTAATTACTTTGATGCCCGTGGATACAAAAAATACTTTACTAGAGCTAGACCGTCGATCTTCACTAACGGTACACCGTCAATATTCATTGGTTTAAACATGGATTTTGACTTAGCAGACACAACTGCGGCGCTAAGTTTTAGCCCACAGGTATCGTCGAAATGGGACGTTGCGCTGTGGGACGTAGGCTATTGGGCAACGGACACGGTAATTACAAACAATTGGCAAGGCGTGACAGGGATTGGGTATTGCGCTGGTACACAGTTTAAATCTGCATCTCAAGGAACGACAATTCTATGGGCATCGACGGACATTGTTTACCAACAAGGTTGGGCTGGCATATAGTCCAAGGCGCTGATATAGGTCATTGGGTAGCGAAAAGGATAGCAGGCGAGTTTTTTGCGGAAGGATCAAGTGCAATTGGTTTGCAAAAAGATGGGGTAACGATTGCAGGCGTAATTTACGAAAATTGGAATCGGCAAAGCATTTTCTGTCATATAGCAATTGAAGGACGTATGACAAAAGCGTATTTAAAAGCAATATTTGATTACCCTTTTAATGTTTGTAATTGCAAAAAGATTATTGTGCCTGTGGTTAGTAATCACGCAAAAAGCATAAAATTAGTCACTAAGATGGGTTTTACTGAAGAAGCAAGATTGAAAGATGCTTCACTCGATGGCGATATTATATTTTTGACATTGGCAAGAGAAAATTGCCGATTTCTAGGGGTAGAAAATGGGTAAGTCAGCATCAGCACCACCAACACCGGATTATGTTGGCGCAGCCAAGCAACAGGGTCAAGATAACCTTGCAGCGGCTAAACAGTCGAACATTATGTCAAACCCAAATATGTATACGCCATTTGGGAATCAAACTGTTACTTATTCAAATCCAACGTTTGACCAAGGTTCATACGATGCGGCGTTGGCAAAATACAACGCTGGCAACTTAGACCGCAATTCATTTATGCGGCAAGGTAGTCCAGAAGGCGATACAACAACAGGTGCAACATACTTTGACCAAGCTGGTTACGATGCTGCACAAGCAAAACGAGGCGCTGCGCCAACCCGTGAAGGGTTTATGACTGGCGGCGGTCAACCAACTGTTACTCAAACGTTAACACCACAAGCGCAGCAAACTTTAGATTCGCAGCAGCGTGTCCAAACTGCGTTAGCAAACCTTGGTGAACGTGGCATTTCAAATGCTTACGCTACGCTTTCGCAACCGTTTGTGCCAACATCAACTGAAATTAAAAAAGACTTTGGTGGTTATGGCGCTGTGCCTTTGTCTGAAAACTTTACATCTAAGTCTGAAGTTCCTTTGCAGTATTCGCTTGACACAAGCAACCTAGCAAGGATGCCAATCAATGCGGGAACGACTGCACAAGATTTAATCTTGCAACGCCTAAACCCAACAATTGAGGCCGGAGATACGTCTTTTAAACAATCGTTGGCAAACCAAGGTCTAGCGCCTGGCACTCAAGCCTACGATGCGGCGTTCCGTAATCGTTCGCAACAAATTAACGATTTGTACAACCAAGCGGCACTCCAAGGTATTAACTTGGACATGGCGGCTCGGCAGCAAGGATTAAACGAGCAGCAAACATTAGGTTCGTTTGCCAATCAAGCGCAATTAGCAGGCGCAGGGCTTTACAACACGGCAATGGCTGACAACTATGGTCGAGGCATGACCACCCAAGGCACTCAGTACAGCCAAGGACTTAACAAGGCTCAGTTTCAGAACACCGCACAGCAACAGCAGCTGGCGCAAGATTTGGCGCTACGGGCGCAACCAATCAACGAAGTTATTGGGCTTATGGGTGGTTCGCAGATTCAATTACCTCAATTTCAAGGCTATCAAGGTACGTCAGTTGCACCAGCGCCAACCTTTGCGGGTACGCAAGCACAAGGTCAAGCAAATACGCAACAGTACGGTATTCAGCAAGCAGGCAACAATGCCACAACGCAGGGTGTAGCATCAATTGCGGCAATGGCTGCAATGGCGTTTTAATGCTTGGATTGGCTTTCTCAGGTGGGAAGGATTCTTTAGCGTGTTGGTATTTATACCGTGAAAAGAATCCCGTAGTGTTTTGGGTAAATACAGGCAAAACGTACCCTGAAACCATTGAGATCGTTAACCAAGTGAAGTCTGAGGCAATTGAGTTTATTGAAGTAAAGTCAGATCAAGAGCAGCAGATTAAGTTTTACGGCTACCCAAGCGACATTGTGCCGATTGACCATAGCCTTGAAGGTATGCAGTTTGCAGGCGATAAGCCAGTACGAGTACAGAGTTATTTGAATTGCTGTTGGTCAAACGTGGGGCAACCTCTGACAGAGGCGATTGCAAAACGTGGCATTACGCACTTGATTCGTGGGCAAAGGCTTGATGAAAGCCATAAATCCACGGCTCGGCATGGGTCGGTAGTTAATGGTGTAACGTACATTCAACCGATAGAAACATGGACTAAAGAACAAGTTTTGGCGTTTTTACGGACTCAATGTCAATTACCAGAACATTATGCAATCGACCACTCAAGCCTTGATTGTTACGATTGCACAGCGTATTTGGCACACTCAGAAGATAGAGTGGCATGGATGAAAGAAAAACACCCAAATTTGCATGAAAAATATAAAATAAACATGGCGGCACTAAAGTCTGCCTTGTTGCCTACTTTAGAGTTACTAAGGAATTGCGATGCTTAATCAATATGTCAACATGACTCCGCAACAGAAAATGGCGCAGATGTTGCAACAACAAGGTCAACAGACTCCATTGCAAGGTCAGGATATGGGGCAATCTCAGATGCCGCAAATGCAAAATCCTATGGCTGGCGCTCAAGATGCAATGAGTATGTACGGCAAAATGAGCCAACAAAATCAAATGCAAGATTATCAAGATTACATGGCTAGATTAAAACTTGGTCAAGCGCAGACTGGCGGTATGTTTGACCGCAGTAACGCTCAAGGTGGAAACTATACAGCTAACGAAGGTACTTAATCATGGCTGATAATATTTATGGCACTCAGTCTAATGCATCAATGCAAATACCAAGCCCTTATTCAGCAGAATTAGCGGCAATTCAAAGGCGTGAGCGTTTAGCGCAAGTTATGCAACAACAGGCTTTTCAGCCTCTTGAAATTAATAGCTATCAAGGTATTCAAGCCCCAATTTCTCCGTTGTCAGGCATTGCTAAAGCCTTACAGATGTATTTAGGCGCATCAGGTCAAGATCGTGCCGACGAAGCAAGAGCAGGCGTTGCTAAGAAAATGGAAACCGACACTCAAACTCAATTGGCTCGTTTGCTTGGGTCACAAGGTGCGCCAGCTGTGCCTGCAACACCGGCAACAATGGGTACGCCTGAAATACCAGGTAAACCGGCAACCTCATTTACGCCAATGGGTTCAGATTTTGAAGATAACCCAAATCTAAAAATGAGTATGGGTGAAGCACCGCAAGCAGGTCAACCGTTTGTTGCGCCTGGCGATGTTGCCGTGCCTGCTATACCGACAATTCCAGCTGTTGCGGGAACGCCAGCGCAGCCAGGCAGACCAGCGCAACCCGCAAAACCACCAACGGAAGATGAACAGCGCAAGATATATTCTGATTTTGTTGTAAGCGGTAATCCTCGATTGGCAAAATTGGGTGAAATTGGCTTACAAGAGTTGCGCTCGTCAGGCACAACTGACATTAAAAATTGGAAAGCCTCTAATTCAGGTTTGCCTTTCGACCAATGGTTAGCTAATCAAAATGCTCAAAAAAGCACACGAGTATCTGTCAATGTTCCTGTTAATACAGAAAAAGGTTATGGCGAGGTGTTTGCCAAAGGTATTGCGGACGATGATGTTAAGTTAAGAGCCATGGCAAACAAAACACCTTCACAAATTCAGAACATTGAAAGTCAACGAGAATTGTTAGGTAGCGGAAATATCTTTACAGGCAAAGGCGCAGATTGGCAAAATGAACTTGCATCGTGGGCTACTTCAATTGGAATTGGCGGCACTACAACTGCTGAAAAGGTTAAAAATACAACTGCTTTGTATGCAGACAGAGCAACTTCCACTTTAGATTCAATTGCAACTGCCGGACTTGGAACTGGTCAAGGATTTACAGACAAAGATTTGAAATTTTTGAAAGATGCAAAACTTGGAAACATTACATACACTAAAGAAAATCTAGAGCGTCAATTAAACATTGAAGAAAAAATTGCTAGAGAAATTGCTAACAGATGGAATACAAGGCTCGGAGAATTACCAAAATCAGCATCAGGGCCAACAGGCGTAAGTCCGGTTAATTTGCCACCAACTAGAGCATCAACACCGCAAAGCCCTCCTGCTGGTTCGGGAGTAACGCAGCAGCAATGGAACGCAATGACTCCTGAGCAGAGGAAATTATGGCAATGACAGAAGCGCAACAAGCGGCATTAGCACAGGCTGATGCTAGAGCCGCTGTTCTTGCGGAAATTGATGCAAAATTACAAGCGGCAAATCAAAATGAAAGCGTCATGCCTGGCATGACAAGTGATCGTCAATTGTTACCTATGGTTGGTCAAAGTTTATTAAAAGGTGCAGCAGGACTTGGCGATGTAGTGGTTGGTTTGCCAGAAGATATAAAACGACTATATAAATATTTCACTACACAAGGCGCACCAGTCCCACAAAAATACCAGCCAGTAACCGACATTGCCAAAGAACGTGGTTATATAGTTCCTGAGAATGAGCCTGGTTCAGACCCTATTTTAAAAGGAATTGATTTCACGGCTCAAGTAGCCGGCGGTGGCGGCATCAACCCATATACAATTAGTCGATCAGCATTAACTTCTGGGTTGCCCGCTGCGGCTCGCAATCTTGGCGGTCAAGGGCTACGAACTGGCGCTCAAGGCGCTGTTGGCAGCACAGCATTACAAGGTATGCAAGCTCTTGGTATAGACAATCCTTTAGTTTTAGGATTGGGAACAATGTTGCCAATGGGAGTAACAGGTGCAGCAATGTCGTTGCGACCATCTACCGCAACCATTGCAAATGAGGCATTGAAAGGCGCAACACCTGAACAACTTAGATTAGCTCAAGCATTACAAAATCAATCTTTTGGTGCTGGTGCGCCTGTAACAGCTGCTGAAGCAATTTCACAAACTACTGGCGGCAGTCCTTTGTCAAATATTCAACGTATTGTTGAATCTTCTCCCAAAGGCGCTTCAGTAATGTCACCATTTATGGCTGACAGACCTGCGGGTAATGCTCAATATTTACAAAAAGTATTGATGGATGTATCGCCAGTTGCGCCACAAAGCGCCATTCCTCGTGCTTTGCAATCAACCGCTGAAAATGTTATTGGTGGCGCAGAATCTGCTTTAACTCAAAAAGTTAGTCCGTATTATCGTGCAGCAGGCGCTCAATCCATTCCTGATACAGATTTAGCTACGCTTAAAGCAAATCCAAAAATTGCTGAAGCAATTGATTATGTTATTTCTACGCCTAAATATGGCGTGAAAGGCGCTGACCCTAAATCGGTTGAAACGTTAGTTGCTGCAAAACAATTTTTAAACGATCAATATTCTGAATTTTCTAACCCTACATCTGCTCAAAAAAATGCGGCTAGAATTACTACTCTTGCAGACAAAGAGTTGGCTGATTTTCTTAAAGTGTTTTCTCCTGAATACAAGAAAGGCAGCGATATTTACGCAGGCGCACAACGTAATCAGATTGAACCGCTAAAGCAAGGCGGTGTTGGCATATTGGCTGAACAAACGGGAACGCCAGCAGAACTACTTGTAAAGCAGCGTGAACAATTGATGCCTGCTAATCCTGTAGCTTTATTTCCTGCCGATATAAAAAGAACCGTTGAATTGTTACGCAGGAAAGATCCTGCCTTAGTGCCTGCGTGGACTTCGCAAAACCTTGAAGGCATTTTTAATGAAACTGCTCAAAACTTGCAAGGCGGCGCTAATCAAGCCGGTGGTGCTAAGTTCATTACAGCCATCACAGGAAACCCGCAGCAGAGGCAAAATTTAAAAACTTTAATTACAGAATCGGTTAGTCCAGAGGCGTGGAAAGGATTTGATAATTTTGCTCAAGTTATGGAAGCGCAAGGCAAGCGTCAAGGTCAAGGTTCTTTAACAGCATCAAATATTGAAGCGCAAAAAGAGTTAAAAGGCGGAGGTTTTGGTGCTATACCTAAATCAATCTTTAAACCATCAACAGTAACCGGATGGTATGAAGATTGGCGGCTTGGCAAAAATACTCAGGAATTGGCAAGGCTTTTGACAAACCCTGAAGGTGTTAAGTTGTTTGTTGAATTATCAAAAACTAAGCCACAATCTGCAAAAGCGCAAGCACTTGCAAACACACTTGCTGGCGGCAACGTTGCTACTAGTCCGCTAGAAAAAGAGGAACAATAATCATGAGTTATAACGGCAGCGGTACATTTGTAATCAACTCAACTGGTCAGCCAGTTGTTACAAACACGGTCATTTCATCAACGGCGTTTAATGCGCTGACTGCTGATCTTGCAACTGGTTTAACAACTGCAATGACCAAAGACGGTCAAACGACTGCAACAGCTAACATTCCTATGGGAACGTTTAAGTTCACAGGATTAGGCGCTGGGTCTGATGCAACTGATTCGGTTAACGTTTCTCAATTGCAAAGCTCTACGGGTACGTTTCTAACTGTATCGGGAACTGATACGTTAACGGCAACGGTTAGCCCAGCATTGACTGCTTACGCTGTTGGTCAAACGTTTAATTTCTTAGCTGCGGCAACTAATACTGGTGCGGTCACTATTAACATTAGTGGGTTAGGCGCAAAGTCAATCAGGAAAACAGGCACGACTGCATTGACTGCCGGTGATTTGATTTCAGGCAGTTTGTATCAAATTGTTTACGATGGCACAAACTTTCAACTTGCAGGCATAGGTGGGGTTTCCGCTGGCAAATCAATTGCTTTCTCAATCATTTTTGGACTATAAATCATGGCCGCACCTAATATTGTTAACGTAACAGCTATCTACGGCAAAGTCGTGACCGCCGATTTAACAACAACTGCGGCAACGTCCGTTTTAAGCAATGCCGCATCTAGTGGCAAAGTGTTTAAAATTGATTCGCTTGTAGTTGCCAACACCGATACTGCAAACGCAGTAACCGTCACGGTGGCGCAGTATTCAGCCGCAGCAATTGGGGGAACGGCAACGGCAATTGCGTCGACTATTTCCGTTCCTGCTGCATCAAGCCTTATCGTAATTGATAAAACAAACATGATTTATCTTGAAGAAAATATGTCAATTGGCGCAACAGCTGGCACAGCGAGCAAGCTCAAAGTGGTTTGCTCTTATGAGGACATTTCGTAATGAGCAACGGCAGAATTATGGGGCCATTCCGTTTAACAGGTACGAGCGGAATATGGACTATGCGAGATTTACAACAATATAATTCTATTGCCGTTGCTTTATTGTTAGTCGCTGGTGGCGGCGGTGGCGGTGGCGCTGACGGTGCTTCATCTGCCTCGTCGGGTGCAGGCGGCGGTGCGGGTGGTTTTAGGGCATTGTCGGCAATCCCGTTGATTTCTGGTCAAACCTACGCAGTAACAGTTGGTGCGGGTGGCGCAGCTGGTGGTACAGAAGCACAAGGCTCGTCTGGAACAAGCACATCATTTACAGGTTACACGGCAGCAGGCGGTGGTGGCGGCGGTTCGGGTTTTGCTGATGGGCAACCGTCAAGAGGCTCAGGGTTAAATGGCGGTTCAGGCGGTGGTGCAGGCGGTAGCACAAGCACAGCAACATCAGTTAAGGGTAACGGCAACACGCCAGCGACTACGCCAGTTCAGGGCTTTAACGGCGGCATTAACACGGCGAACGGTAACAATGCTCGTCCTGCAAGCGGCGGTGGCGGTGCAAGTGCTGTGGGTGGTAATTCAATACAAAACTCAAGCGCCGGTGTTGGTGGTGCAGGCGCAGCAAGCAGCATAACCGGCACTAGTGTTACTTATGGTGGTGGTGGTGGCGGCGGTGGTTGGGCAAGTGCAGGCGGTGCGGGTGGCGCAGGCGGTGGTGGAAACGGCGGTAGTGATGCACCCACCACAGGAAGTGCTGGAACAATTAACCTCGGTGGTGGCGGAGGCGGAGGCGGCTCTAATGGCGTTGGCGGGGCAAATCCAGGTGGTGCGGGTGGTTCAGGCGTTGCAATTATGCAAATTCAAACATCGCTGTACTCAGGTATTACAACTGGATCGCCTATTGTTACGACTTCAGGTGGATTTACAATTGTGAAGTGGACTTCATCTGGCACATATACCGCATAAGGGAAATTATGTCTTATTTTGCACAAGTACCAACAATCGTAAACGGCAAAGGAATTGTTGCCGAAGTCATTGCAATTACACAAGATGTTATTGATACTGGCGCATTTGGCGATCCTACAAAGTGGTGGCAAACCTCGTACAACACGCATGGCGGCGTACATTACGGGCCAGACGGTCAACCTGATGGTGGCGTAGCATTGCGTGCAAATTATGCAGGCATTGGATATACGTTAGACACAACGGTTGTTGAAAACGGCGTGGTTGGTGTGTTTTATGCGCCACAGCCTTATCCATCATGGGTGATTTCAGCACCGACTTGGGAATGGCAAGCACCTGTGCCGTATCCGACCGACGGTGGAGATTACGTTTGGGATGAAGCTACTCAATCATGGGTGCTTGCGCCAGAACCCGTAATAACACCAGTTGAATCTGTTTAAAAATAGCGTTTGCATACTAGGGGCAATACTTTTGCTTCCAGTTTTTATGATTGTTATGATTGCCTTGATTCCTTGGGCGATTTTGACATTGTGGAGAAAGTAATGGATTGGCAGAACTTTATCAATTTAGGCGCTGGTGGTTTGTTAGCCATTGGTGGATGGTTTTGCCGACAATTATGGGATTCTGTGAAAGAGTTAAAAGCCGATATTGCTGATTTAAAACTTCATGTAAGCGATGCTTACGTCAAAAAATCAGAAATGGATACGCTCAAATCCGAAATGGACAAACGTTTTGATCGTGTTGAAATGCTGCTAGATCGACTTTTTGACAAACTTGAATCAAAGGTAGACAAATAATGTTTCCATTAATGGATATTCTTGGCGTAGGCATGAAGGTGCTAGACAAGTTTTTCCCTGATCCGGAACAAAAAGCAAAAGCTCAATTAGAGTTAATGCAGATGCAGCAAAATGGCGAACTAGCCAAAATGCAAGCTGATATGCAAGAGCAAGGCGAGCTTACCAAGCGTCAAGAGAACGACATGAGGTCTGACTCTTGGTTAAGCAAAAACATTCGTCCTATGACCCTTATAGCCATTCTGTGTGGCTATTTTGTGTTTGCCATGCTTTCAGCGTTTGATATTGAAACCAACAGCAAGTACGTTGAGTTGCTTGGTCAATGGGGAATGTTGATTATGAGCTTTTATTTTGGTGGTCGCACTTTGGAAAAGATCATCGACATGAAAAGCAAAACACCTGATAAGAGCGACAAGTAATGGTAACGGCTAAAAAGCCTGCGGTTAAACGAGCGCCAGTAAAACGGGTTGCAAAACCTGCGCCTGTTAGGAACCCAGACTTTACAGACAAGGTTGTTGATCTTATCAAGTGGGTAGACAGTCCGTTCAAGCTGATCTCGGTGGTGCTGATTGCGTTTGTTGCGTTTGCTGGCTACTTTGCTTGGGACTCACGGCAGGTCATTTTGGGTGCAATCAGTAGCAAAAAGACTGAACTCAAAGAACCGTTGCTTGTCGAGGCTATTGCCAAGTCTTTAATTTACGACCTAAGCGCAGATGTGGTGATTGTGAATTCAGTCAATCTTCAATCAAACAGCCGCACAACCATCTTGGCAATGAGTAATCAGGGTCGAGAGAAGTCGCTTGAAGGTGCGGTCAATGCCTTGTTTACAAGCACACCTGAACACAATCGTGCGGTCATTACGATGTTTCAAGGCGAGGTGCATTGCGATCCATTTGTGCCAAGCTCAAAGCTCGGTGAGTACGCTGTAAAGCATGGCGTGACGTATATGTGCCGTGGCTCCGTACCACCAGAGCAAGGCAGGTTTGTAGGCTATATAGCGGTTGGCTTCAAGATACCGCCCAAAGACATTTCACAAGCGAAGACTCGCATTAACTTAGCATCGACGGAGATGAGTAAATGAATAGTAACTGGCAAAAATCGTTCGAGCTGATGCTGAAGTCGGAAGGCGGGTTTGTAAACCATCCAAGTGATCCAGGCGGCATGACTAACTTAGGCGTAACCAAAGCAACTTGGGAGAACTGGGTAGGCCGTGAGTCCGATGAAGCTGAAATGCGTGGGCTAACACCGGAAAAAGTTGAGCCTCTGTACAAAAAGAAGTATTGGGATGCCGTGCGTGGGGATGAAATTGAAAATGGTGGTGTTGCATACCTTTTGTTTGATTTCGCCGTAAACGCAGGAGTGGGTCGTTCGATAAAAACCCTGCAAACCGCAGTAGGAGTTACGCCTGATGGTGGGTTCGGCCCGATGACAATGGCAGCTATGCAGGCCGTTGACCCTGTTGAGTTGATTGAGCGATTTAGCCAAGCCAAAGAGGATTTCTATCGGTCTTTGAACACTTTTGCAACGTTTGGCAAAGGTTGGCTAAATCGAGTCGCTGACGTTAAGGTGAAGGCTTCGTCGATGTTGGCTTAAATTGCCTATCGCAGTACACGCATAACCCGTCACGCAGCGTTGTACAGACTTGACCGCAGCCATCACAAACAAACTCTTTGGGATAATTCGTTGGGCGTGACCAACGTATCCAAAGGGCTGTGGCAACCAATGCGGCAGCGGCGGCATAAAACACAAACATCCAGTCCCAGATCGTCATCACCAGCCTCCCACACCCATGAGTACCGTTTGCTCTCGTTCGGCTCTCTGAGCGGCTATACGCATGGCTGGCGATAGTTTGTAAGCCGGCCTGTCAAACTTGTCAATCTTCTTGTCGATATGAGTCAGGTATTTCTCAAGTAAAGCACGTTCGCCAGTCGGGGCTAATAGACCAAGTTCTGACAAGCACATGGATAACGTCATTTCACGGCTATCGGAAACCAAGCCTTTAGAGCGTAGTTTGTCGGCAGCAGCAACGTACAAATTGGTTAGTTTCATTTTAATCCTTTTGATATATCGACCAATTCATGGCGCAACCTGTCAGCTGCCTCTGCATATTCCAGTATCCCCTCAGATAACACTCTGTTGGATTCTTGCAACTGGCGTATTAGATTTGCTGCCTCAGTTTGCTCTTGATGCGTCATAAAAAACCCGTTCTCAAGGTTTCTCAGGATTTGTTTCGGGCTAAGTGGGTTCATTTGTGTGCCTCAAGTGCGTAGAGAGCGGTATACAGATGCGGATGCGTTGTGTCGTTGAGCAGTACACCTTTATCCCCAATGTATCCTGTGGGCTTTAATTTAGCTAGATTGTCAGCAGCCTGGCGATACGCACAAGGGTTGTATTCAGCGTTGCAGCGACCACCGCAAGCCTCTTTAAACAGATGGATATAGTCGGCCTTGTTCATAAGCGCAGTCCAAACGGGTTATGAGCGTGTTTAACAACTAGGTTTTCGTAATTATCTGAAGATTCTGTAGCAGTCGGTGCTTGTCGAATAGTGACATAAACACAAGGTGAGCCACGCCTACCATCCCCACGTTTCTCGATCTTGTTGTTGCGCTGAAGTTTGGCAAGTTGAGTGTAGATGCTGATCTTTTCAAGGCCACAGTAATCAGCAATATCAACTGTTGTTTTAGGCTCGATGCAATACCGCAATATCTTTTGTTCTGTTGACATATGTTCTCCATAAAAGCATCACATTAAGCCATCTAAACACAATGCACAAGAGGTATTTATCTTAGTGATTACCCGTACTTTTATTATTTGGACAATAGTATTCCCAAGGGTGGATAGCGTGTAGTTTCCCTACGCAGTCCAACTCGATCCATATTGTTTTATAACAGAACAATACCAATCCTACCGGAGTTAATGTTCAATCGAGTTAGAGTCTTGTCCCACCGTGTTCTCTAATCTTGTGCAGTACCCATTTAAGTCTGCGTGGCTTGCTGTCGGGTGTAGACCAGCCAATCTTTCTTGAGTACGGGCGATTTAACCCTATTAGATAACGCTCTCTGACGGTTATCAAAAGAAAATAAAAAGCCGTTTAAATCTGCATCTTGGTGAGAACCCCTAATTCGGGGCAAGACACAGACTTAAACGGCTTAGTTGTTTCTCACGACAACAAGTTAATTCTGCCACCGTCTTTCCGATGTGTCAAGGTCTAAAGCTAACCTGGTGAAACACGACCCTTATCATTGTTTGTTTCATGCTTGCTAAAGGCTTAATCAGTCTAATGCAACTCAGGCCAAATTTGTTGCCAGTTGGGGATTTCTTTTCTTGACCATTTACCGTTTGATTTCTTTTCAAGCTCGGCAGCCAACAACACTAACTTATCGTCTGGCAAACCATTGTTGCGCCATTGCGATACAGCCGGTGGACTGACACGGCAGAGCTTGGCTACTGCAAACGTGCCACCTAATGTTTGGATGATTTCTGTTGTATTCATGTTAGATAGCTTAACAGATGAGGTTTTGTATGTGTTGACTTATCTGTTTAGATACCTTAATATCTATTTACTGACATACCCGTCAGGACAACATACAGGTGCATAAATGAAAGAACTAGCAAAAGCATTAGTCACGGCTCAGGCAGCAATGTCACACGCAGCCAAAGATAGTAAAAATCCACATTTTAAATCTGCATACTCAAGTCTGGCATCAGTCATTGACGCTGTGCGGCCTGCTCTGTCCGCTAACGGTTTAGCCTTTGTGCAGATGTTGCATACGGCAGACGGTGGCGTAGCAGTTGAAACAGTCCTTATCCATGAATCAGGTGAACAGTTGTCTTGCGGCACGTTGTTTATTCCTGCAAGCAAACAAGATGCCCAAGGATACGGTTCAGCGATTTCGTATGCAAAACGCTACAGTTTGCAAAGTGCGCTTGGTATTGCGTCAGAAGATGATGACGGTAATGCAGCAACCAAAGCGCCACCAGTTAAAGTCATTGAAAAACCCAAAGGTATTGAGTTAGACAACACCGTGGCTCAAATGGCATCAGCGGTTAGCTACGAAAGCCTGAAGGACATATTTAGGGCAGCATGGACTATTTGCTTGAAAGAGCAACAGATTCCATTGAAGGCTGCATACGATCAATTTAAAGCAAACTGGGAACAACAATAATGGCAAACGATCTTAACCGCTGCGAGTTTATTGGGCGCTTGGGCAAAGACCCTGAAGTACGTTACACCGCTGACTCTAATGCAATCTGTAATTTCAGCATTGCGGTGGGTTACAAGACCGCAACCAAAGAAACGACAGAATGGGTCAGAATCACGGCGTTTGGCAAGTTGGCAGGAATATGTGCCGACTACCTAAAGAAAGGCTCACAGGTCTTTGTAGCGGGTCGTATGACTACTCGCAAGTGGCAAAACAAAGATGGCGTGGATCAATACACAACTGAGGTGGTTGCTGACCAGATGCAGATGCTTGGTGGTCGGTCTGCTGAAGATACACCGCCAGCTGCGCCTGTCAAACCAAAGTCTGACGCTTATCGCCAAATCAAAGAAGGGATTGTTGTGCCTCTTGATGAAATGATCGACGATGTGCCGTTCTGATGAATCAAGCAGAGGAGGCAATCTTAATATCTTGGCGATTGCAACAATGGTACGAAAACATGGTCTTAGACGCTAGGGCCATGCAAGACCTACAAGATGCAATCGAAATGCTTAAAACACTAGCTAAACAGGTAAACAAATGATAATTAAATCAGCAGACTCAGAATCAGGCCATTGGTACGCAGCTGACGGTTCACCAGCGTACAAGATCATTGGCAAGAACGGTAAAGAACGCAACACAACGGTTCGTGACGCAAGAGAACTCAAGCTAGTACCGTCTGTTACCACGGTCTTGGGGTTGGTTGCCAAGCCTGGCTTATCCAACTGGCTGCAACAACAAGTGCTACTGGCTGCGCTGACGTTGCCACGCATTGATGGAGAAACGGAGGAAAACTGGCTAGAGCGAGTAATGTCCGACAGCAAGAGTACAGGTCGTGACGCTATGGATCGTGGCACACAGATGCACGGCGTGTTGGAACGTTTCTACCGTGGAGAACAAGACGAGTACCCTGCTTATGTTTGGAATGTTGATGCGGCAATCAGAATCCATTTTGGGGCTGACCAGACTTGGGAGGCAGAACGTTCGTTTGCATACGAAGGCTTTGGCGGCAAGGTCGATTTAATTGCTGAGAACATTGTGATCGACTTTAAGAGCAAAGACAAGCTCGACAAAGTTGTGCCGTACCATGAGCAACTGATGCAACTGGCGGCTTACCGTGTCGGCCTTGGCAAACCCACAGCCAGATGTGCCAATGTGTTCTTTACTGCCGAAGGTGATGTAAAACTGATCGAACATTCAGAGGAAGATTTAGCCTCTGCATGGGATTGCTTTCAGTATCTATTAGCGTTCTACAAGCGTAAAAACAACTTATAATAAATTGTCGGTGTTGTTCACTCCTTGTTCCATCGACCGCCCCTTAATTGGGGCGTTTTGTTGTAAAAACCCAAATAAATTAAAAATAATTGCAAAACTAGGGTTAACACTTATGTTTTTATTGTTTAGATAGCTTAATATCTGTACATGGCAACAACGCCACAAACCACGAAAAAAGGTACATAAATGAATAACGAAATGTTCGGTTGCAACCCAGACAAATTTATCGAAAGCGTTAAAGATTCGATTACATACAAATTTAGCGGTGCATACATGGTTGCAATGGGCCTTATGTCAGATGCTCAAGAATTGATTGCCGCAGATGCAAAAGAGCAAGCCCGTCAAACTTTAAATTTAGCAAAATACATTATTGGCGAAATTAGTGATGGTAATTTGATTGGTACTGTGCAACGTTAATTAAACGGGGCGCAAGCCCCATTACTACGACAAAAGGTACATAAAATGAGCAAACTAATACAAGCATTTATAGCAAACCCCAACGACAAGACACGAGCCAGACTTCAGGCTTACTTGTACAAACACAAAATGGCGGTTTGCCTGGCTACCCCAGAAGAGCATCAGATTCTTAAACAAAACGGGTTTAAGGGGTAAGCGATGAAATACTCATACATTCAAATGACAGACGAGGGCAAACGTCAGCTGATGCGTGAACTTAGCCGTGAGCTAACCGACAAAAAGATTGCAGAGCTTATGGATCAATTTGCTGATGGCGTAAAAACAGACAGCAACGGCGAACCGTACATCAAGATTGACCGTGACGAGGTGCTGATGTGTGCTGTGCCAATGTACACACATTTCATTGACATCAACCACATTGAAAAAGTCACAGCTAACGAGGAGGATGGCAGCGATGAATAAGCACAACTGGCCTTTTCTGACAGACCTTGGTGATTCTAACTGGACAGGTCGCACCACTCGCACAATGCGTCACCAAACACGTTACACACGGGCTGACGAACGTATACCGCCTATCGCTTGGGTTGTTGGCTTGCTTATGCTTGCAATGGTGTTTGGTTTCTTTCCACTTTTATCGGTCTTGATGACATGAACAAACAATTAAAAGAGTTGGCTGAACAAGCGGGGTTTGATAAACATCATGCTGAATATGACACTAGGATTGAACACTTTGCCGACCTTGTGCGCCAAGACGAGCGTGAGGCTTGTGCGAAGATTGCTCTTAAATATGAGCCAACTGAACGACAACCTTACGTTACTTATGCCGCAGATGAAATCAGAGCAAGGGGTAATCATGAACAAGATTGATTTAATTATTGATGCGCTTGAATCCGCATATGAAGACAAAGCAGGGTGGTGCGACAAAGTTAATGAAGCCCTGTACGCTGCTAGAAGGTTACAAGCGTTGCAACCAGTTGGCGTGTTTGAATATGATGAAGAAAACAAAGTTTGGGAAGAATTAACGCCAAATTGTGAAGGTGTAAAACTCTACGCATTGGATGAGATAACAAAATGAGCCAAGTTGCTAGAAACACCGATCCGTCAACCAGTTGGGCTGCTGCTGACTCTGCAAAGGCTTTAGCGGCTCAACACGCCACGATTATCATTCAAGCCTTATGCAAGTATGGCCCACAAGGGAAAGACGGTATAGCGCAGATTACGGGGCTTGATGGAAATCAGGTTGCCAGGCGCCTAAGTGAACTAGAACGCAACCACGAGATCCTGCTGACGGGTCGCAACGTGCAAAGCAAATCTGGTCGGGCTGAGAGAGAATGGAAAGTCATGCCGAAACAGATGGATTTGATATGAGCTACATAATTGGAAACTTACCGCCGATTAAGTGTTTTGTGCGGCGTGAGTATTTGTATAACTTTGAGAAAGGCCACGGTGAGCTTGAGCCTTGCATTTGGGTAAGCATCAAGGCCATTCGTGGGCAAGTGTTTCGCATTGAAAGCCTGTTGCCACGGTACGGCGCTTTGTACGACAAACTGCCTATTCAGGCTTATGTATGGCACATTGATAGTCGTGCTGAGCTACCGTTTGACGTTTTGCAACTATGGGATTGCATGGGTTACAGGTTTACGGTCCATGAAAAGATTGGTTTGCGTAACCTTGGGGTTAAGTTCTTAGGTAAAGACAAAGAATGGCATTTTGGTGAATACCTGTTTACGGTAGACTTTTGTGCAGACGGCATGGATGTAGACACAGGATTTACTGAGGTTGCTGAAGAACACAAAAGTTTTAACTTTATTCGGTTAGACAATGGGCAATTTGCAGCGCAGCCTAACAACCGTTGCCTTTGGTACGATCAGTCGTTAATACCAGCTAAAACTGACTTCCCAGACTTTCAGGCATCACGGCATATTTGGACTGTAGACGGGTCACGCAAATGGTCAGCTGGTGACGATTGGTTCTACGACATTGGGGAACGGGAGTGAAAGACCAACACGATGCAATTGATTACATATACAACACAGCACCGATCTATGGACAAGCTAAAGGTCGAGTTGCTGAACTGGAGGCATACAAGCACAGCCTACGGGCAATTATGATGAGCAAATCAAAGGAAACCACAATTGGCGGTCAAGAGAAAGAAGCCCTTGCAAGCCCTGAATATCAAAACCTATGCAAAGCTATAGGTGAGGCTACAGAAACGGCTGAAACGCTTAAATGGCGGCTTGAAAGTGCCAAAATGCGTTTTGAATCATATAAAGTTGAGCAATATAACAATCGACAAATAGACAAAATGGTAAAATAGATTACCGTAGCAACTACCTTTAGCGGGGGAAAAGACGATTCATCACCGTCCTGTTGCTGCACTTCCGTGATGACTTTGCCTAGATGGGGTGAATTATGATTACTCAAGAATTGTTAAATCAAAATTTTTATTACAAAAATGGTGGTTTATATTGGATTTCAGATAGAAATTACAGAGCAAAAAAAGATCAAAAAGCTGGTAGTTTAGGCACAGGGCATCGTTATTGGCATATTCAAATAAAACAAAAAACAATAGCCGAACATAGAGCAATATTTTTAATGCATCACGGATACTTGCCCAACTTTGTAGACCATATTGACAATAATGCGTTAAACAATAAAATTGAAAATTTAAGAGAATCAACTTGTTCGCAAAATCAATACAATTCAAGAGTAAGAAAAGATAGCCGATCAAAAATTAAAAATGTTAAATGGCATAAAGCTACGCAAAAATGGATGGTTTGCGTCAGAGTTAACAAAAAAGAAAAGTATTTTGGTATTTATGATGATATTGAATTAGCCGAGCTGGTGGCAACAGAAGTAAGAAACAAATACCATAAAGAATTTGCGAGGCATCAATGATCGACTATTCTGAAAGCCTAATTAAGCTGACCGCAATGCAGAACCAATACCGAAAACTTGTATTGCAAGGAAAATATGAAGCAGCAGCTGACGTTGCTGTGGATATGCAGATTGTGGTTGTAGACTTGCAACAATGGACTGAGGATCAAGTTGACCAAAGCGCAACGTAAACACTTTGAGAAACTGGCTAACCTTGGATGCTCGTTGTGCCGACACTTGGGATACGGGGAAACACCTAGCCATTTGCATCACATAAGACGATTAGGGATGAAACGTGAAAATTCGCCGGTTATACCGTTATGCCCGACTCATCATGTGGGCAATGATGGGGTACATGGATTGGGTAAAAAGGCGTTTGTGGTGAAATATGGCGTGACGGAGGAGGACTTATTAGCCCAAACTGAGGCATTGCTATGATCGCAACCTTACAACTTCCCTTACCACCATCAGTAAACGCTTACTGGCGCAATTTCCACGGCAGAACAATACTAAGCAAATCCGCAAGGGACTATAAGGCAATTGTTCAGGAATACGTCACAATCAACCAAATCCCTAATTTTGGAGATGCCAGACTACAAGCTATTATCACCATATTTCCCAAAGACCGGCGCAAGCAAGATTTGGATAACAGACTTAAAAGTTTGCTAGACAGTTTAGGCAACGCAGGCGTGTTTGACGATGACAGCCAGTTTGACAAAATAGAAATTGCAAGGGGGGTGATTAAATTGGGTGGCGGTTGTACAATTGTGATAGCCACCCTATGAGGTCACTATGGACTATCCTGCCGTATTCGTTGCAACTTTGTTCCATAGCGGGACAAACGCACACTTTATGCACTTGCAGACCGACAGTTACGCCAAGCACGTTGCGCTGAACGAATACTATGACACGATCATTGAGCTAGTTGATAAATGGGCAGAGGCGTATCAAGGTGCTTACTCTATCATTAAAAGTTATCCCAAAGACTTCCACCTAGCCACCGATCCCGTCAAATACATCACAGGCGTAAAAGCGTTTGTTAAAGACATTCGAACGGAATTGCCGCAGGATTCGGAATTGCAGAATATTTGTGACGAGATTGCGGATCTGATTGACAGTACGCTGTACAAGCTCAAATCATTTAAATAAACCCCAAAAGCTCGGCAAAGCTAATGGGGTTCTACCAAAACAACAGCTAAGGAGTTGAAATGGATAAGTCTAATTTTATTCTTACAAAAGAATTATTGCAAAAGCATTTTGAGTACAAAGATGGCAATTTGTATTGGAAAACCAAAGGTACGGGCATTTTACGAGAACGATCTGGTTGGGTTGATGGGCTTGGATATGCTTGTATTGGGTTTAAAAGAAAAACGTACAAAGCGCACAGATTGATTTATTTGATGCACCACGGTTATTTGCCTAAGATTGTTGACCACATTGATGGAAACCCTAAAAACAATCAAATTGCCAATTTGCGTGAAGCACAAATGATTGAAAACGTGTGGAATCAAAAGAAACGTAGTACAAACACAACTGGCGTTAAAGGTATTAGTTACAGTAAAAAAGCCAAAAAATACACGGCTAGATGCATGAGTAACGGGGTTAGCTTTTTTATAGGTCAATTTGATAAACTTGAAGATGCAACCCAAAATTTAATGGCGTTTAGAAATAAAGCTCACGGTTCTTTTGCTAGACATGAATAGGATACAAAAATGAAAGCGGGACTCTACGCCAATATTCTTGCTAAACAAGAGCGCATCAAAGCCGGCAGCGGCGAGAAAATGAGAAAGCCAGGCGATCCAGGCGCACCCACGGCTAAAGACTTCAAAGAATCAGCCAAGACAGCCAAGGACAACAAGAAATGACAGCGGCTTGGCAACGCAAGGAAGGACAAAACCCTGCTGGCGGTCTAAATGCCAAGGGTCGAGCTAGTGCCAAAGCAGAAGGCATGAACCTTAAGCCACCCGTTAAGTCAGGTGACAACCCACGCAGAGCCAGTTTTCTCGCACGAATGGGCAATATGCCAGGGCCAATGGAAAAGGATGGGAAACCGACCAGACTAGCCCTAGCCTTAAAAGCATGGGGCGCATCAAGCAAAGAAGATGCAAGGTCAAAAGCTAAGAATATCAGCAAACGCAATAAGTAAGCTAAACTTAACCAATCTTAAATCTAAGACCATTGAGAAAAGATATGGCAGTTAAAAAACAATTAACAAATATTAAAGGTGCAGGCAGACCCAAGGGAGTGCCTAACAAATCCACTACAAAGGCTCGTGAGGCGATTGCAGCATTTGTTGATGGTAATGCACACTTATTACAAACGTGGCTTGAGCAGATCGCTGTAGATGATCGATATGGGCCAAAGACAGCATTTGAATGTTTTATGGCTGTTGCTGAGTACCACGTTCCTAAACTTGCACGAACCGAACATACTGGCGCTAATGATGGCCCGATTGAAATGGTGGTCAAGTGGCAAGACGGGAAGTAACGCTGCCCTACTCTCCACGGGGCGCTTTCAAGCCATTCCACAACCGCACCGAACGTTGGGCTTGCCTTGTTGCACACCGACGAGCCGGCAAAACAGTCGCAGCCATTAACGATATTGTTCGGGCTGCACTCATGTGCAAAAGCACAAACCCACTATTTGCATACATTGCGCCATTTCGTAGCCAGGCTAAGTCTGTGGCTTGGGATTACCTAAAACACTTTGCAGCACCAGTTCTCGCATCATCCAACGAGGCCGAGCTGACCATTGAGCTTATAACTGGCGGCAAGATACGCTTGTTTGGGGCTGACAACGCAGATGCAATGCGGGGGCTAGGCTTTGATGGCGTGTTTATGGACGAATATGGGGACTTCAGGCCATCAGTCTGGGGTAACGTTATTCGACCAACATTGTCAGACAAGCAAGGTTGGGCTGTGTTCGCTGGTACGCCAAAGGGTAAGAACCAGTTTTGGCAGATATTTGAAACAGCTAAGAAAACGCCTGACGAGTGGTTTCACCTTGTTCTCAAGGCTAGTGAGTCTGGGCTACTGCCTGACACAGAGCTACGAGCAGCTGCCGCACAGATCAGCGATGACCAGTTTTTACAAGAGTATGAGTGTTCGTTTGAGGCGGCAATCCTTGGTGCTTTCTATGGCGAGGACATTCGTAAGATTACAGATGCCGGTCAGGTCAGGCGTGTTGATTACGATCCGCACCTACCTACATACACGGCTTGGGACTTGGGCTACCGAGATGACACGGCGATTTGGTGGTATCAGGTCGTTCGTAACGAAATCCACATCATTGATTATTTTGCAATAAGTGGTGCAAACATTGCAGAAATAGCTAAAATAGTCGTAGAAAAGCCGTATAAATACGCAAAACATTACCTACCGCACGATGCGAGGGCTAAAACACTAGCGGCAGCGGGTAAGTCGGTAATTGAGCAATTGAGTGAGTATCTAGGCATCAACAATATGGCGATTGTGCCTGACTTGTCGGTGCAAGATGGGATTCAGGCGGTGCGTCAGATGTTGCCGCAATGTTGGTTTGACAGCAAACGAACGCACGATGGGCTAGAGGCACTAAGGCAATATCAGCGGGAATATGACGAGGACAAGAAGGCATTTAGGCAAACGCCCAGGCATGATTGGACAAGCCACCCAGCAGATGCGTTCCGAATGTTGGCGATTGCTTGGAGGCTAGAGCCAAAGGTTAAGCAGCCAGATATGGTTAAGCCGTTGATTGTCGGGCCTGAGAACACAGTAACTTTGAATGATATGTGGGCAACCCACACAACAAACCGGAGTAGAAGATTATGAGCGGCGTACCACAACCTTATAAATATCAATACGAACACGTTGCTGTAAGCCAAACAGCACAAGTCTTAGGCGGCACAGGCGCAACTGGTGACTATATCCATCGTTTGCTATGCACCGTGTCTACAGCTGCCACAGGCAACGTAATTTTGCTAGATGGCACAGGGTTTTCACACACGATTCAACCAGCTTTGCCAGGCTCAGGCATTGGTCAATACAATATTGAGATTAACGCTATCTCTCGCAATGGCCCGTGGAAAGTTACAACTGGCGCAGGGGTAGAAGTGTTAGCAATTGGCATCTTTAGCGCATGATCGTAGCAAGCGTATTACGGTCAGGTGGTGATTTCAAGCCTGAACACGTTTATGCTTTGCAAAAGATGTGCGCTAAGTATCTGCCACCGCATGAGTTTGTTTGTCTGTCAGACGTTGAGCTAAAGTGCAAAACTATCCCTTTGTTGCATGATTGGGTTGGTTGGTGGGCAAAGATGGAGTTGTTTAGGCTACCAAGTGCGCTGTACTTTGACCTAGATACTGTCTTGACTGGTGACTGTACGGCAATGATTGAGGCGGCAAAGCAGCATGACTTTGTGATTATGCGTGACGTTTATCGGGGTCAGTACAACCCGAAAGCTATGCAAAGTAGCATGATGTATTGGTCGAAACCTGTTGATTTGTACGATAAATTTGCAGCATTACAGATGTATACGGCGGGTGGTGACCAGGCTTACATTGAACACTTTATGCGGGACAAAGTGACGTATTGGCAGGATATTGCAGATGGGATTGTGAGTTTTAAGGCTGATGTGCTGCCCAAAGGGGTAGACGATGCCAAGGTGGTGATATTCCACGGCAAACCTAGACCGTGGGAACAAACAAGGATACCGTATGAAATTGGTTGAAGGCTGGCAAGTTCCCGATATTGACGAGTGCTGCATTAACGCACTCTTGGTTGAGCTGCCAGACTTGAATGTAAGCTATACCCATTTAAACCAATTCCGCACAGTCATTCAGGCAGGCGGCAACATTGGCGTTTATCCCGCTACGATGGCAAGGCAATTTGAGCGTGTCATTACAGTTGAGCCTGATACGCTTAATTATCAATATTTGCTATTGAATGTCTTAGGCATCGACAACATTGAGCATCACTGGGCAGCATTTGGTGACAAACACGGCACAGCGGCGGTCGATCATCCGTATCCTGAGAACATTGGGGCGCATCAGTTAAAGGCAGGCAACGATATTAAAGTCATGCCAATTGATGCCCTAGAGGTAGACGATTGCGACTTTATTCAACTAGACATTGAAGGTTACGAGCACCTGGCTATCTTGGGCGCTGAACAAACAATCAAGAGAACGTATCCAGTTATCACGCTAGAGCTTAAAGGCTTGGGCAGTCGGTATGGGTACAGCGACGAGGACACAATCAACTTACTCCAAGATTGGGGTTATGAGATTGTCGGGCGGGTAAACCGTGACGTAATTTTTGCGAGATACTAAGATGGAAGCATTGACCGGCGTTCAGAAGTGGCTAAATGTAATCAGCCAATACGACAATGAGTTCAAGAAGTGGGAAGCTCGCACAAATAAGATTGTGAGGCGCTATCGTGATGACAACCGCAATCAGAACACGAACGAAACCGCTAAATTTAACATTCTGTGGTCTAACGTACAGACGCTGATCCCTGCGGTATATGCCAGACTACCAAAGGCTGACGTATCTCGACGTTTTGGTGATAACGACCCAGTTGCCCGTGTTGCCAGCCAATTGATTGAACGTGCATTGGACTTTGAGATCGAGCATTACACCGATTTCAGATCGACCATGAAACACGCAGTTGAGGACAGATTCTTGGGTGGTCGAGGCGTGGCATGGGTGCGCTACGAGCCGCACG